ATAATTAAGTCTAGACTTGAAGCTGAAAAATCTAAATATGAGAAAAAACTTCAAGAAGAAGAAAAAGTAAAACAAGAAGAACTTAAACAAGAGCAACTTAAAGAAGCAAAAACTAAAGCTGATCTTGAAAAAATAATGCAAGAAAGATTATCTGAAAAAGAGAAAGAACTTTCAAATTATAAAAATCAAATAAAAAAAGAAAAGGTTGATAATTCAATTCTATCTATTGCTAATAAAGAAAAATCTATTAATGCACAGCAAGTAGTATCTTTATTAAAAGATGAAGTTAGATACACAGATGATGGAAGAATAGAAGTAGTTGATAATAATTCTAATGTACGATATAACATTAAAGGAGAACTATTAACGATAGAAGATAGAGTTAAAGAGTTTTTAGATAGCAACCCACATTTCCGTCAAGGGTCATTGTCAGGTTCAGGAAGCCAGAGTGCTATCGGTGGTAAAACTGTTAAACCTTTTAATATACAGGACTTGGACTTAACAAACCCAGAAGATCGTAAAACCTATGCAGAGTATAGGAAGAAACGAGATTCAGGTGCAGTTGAGATTAACTTAACAAATAAATAATAAAGGACAAATAAAATGGCAAACGAAAGCACAAGTTCTACACTATCGGAACTATATACAGAGATAGTAGCAGAAGCACAATTTGTTATTAACGAGAAATCTATAATGAAAAATCTTGTTAAAAATTATGCTATATCAGGTGGTGGAAAATCAGTAGAAGTTCCGATTTATGCGGCAGTAAGTGCTGCAGCAGTATCAGAGGCAGCTGATTTATCAAACACAGCTATTAACCCTAGTTCAGTGACTATCACTGCGGCTGAGGTTGGTATTATGACAACTCTAACAGATTTAGCAAGAAATTCAGCACCAAGAAATGTAGCTGGAGACATTGGTAAATTGTTTGGAGAAGCAATCGCTAAAAAAATGGACCAAGATTTACTTGCTCTATTTGATGGCTTTTCAACTGCAGTAGGAACTGACAGTGCAGCTTTATCTCCAGCAACAATCTTTAATGCGGCATCAACTTTGAGAGCATTAGGATTGCCTGTTGAAGAAACATATTGTGTGTTACACCCAAAAGTAGCTTTTGATCTTAAATCAGGATTAACTAATACTTTTGCTGGTTTATCAACTGATCTATCAAACGAAGCATTAAGAGGTGGCTTTATCGGTCAAATTGCTGGTATCAAAATATTTGAAACTGGAAATATGGCAAATACAGGTACAGGTGGAGATTTCAAAGGTGGAATGTTCCATAAAGATGCTTTAGGTCTAGCAATGATGCAAGACATTAAGATTGAAACTCAACGTGATGCTTCTTTAAGAGCAGATGAAATTGTAGCAACAGCAGTTTATGGTGTTGGCGAATTACATGACTCTTATGGTGTAGAAGTACTTGCAGATTCTTCAATACTATAATAATACTTTTAAGGTGGGGGTTAAATCCCCCACTTTATGAAAAAGAGGAAAAATATTATGAAACTATCTAATGGTAAAAAAATTATAGAACGAAACGAGCAAGATTATATAAAAAATCAAAAAACATGGGAATTAAGAGGGTGGAAACCTATTAATGATAAACCTAAACAAGATCACAAAATTAATTATCCTAAAGATGAACCTGAAGATAAAACTTACGAAAATGAAACAAAAGTAGTACAATTAAAAACAAAAAAGAAAAAGAAAAAGGTAGTAAAGAAATGAAAAATATAAAAAAATATATAAAATTAGCAAAACAAAATCCTAAAATTAGTATCGGTATTGCTATTGCAGTTATAATTATATTATCTTGGGTATTCTAGCATGGCTAATTATACAGGGGCTAATGTTATAACAACATCTGATATTCAAAAGTATCAACCAGATGCATTTGATTTTGGTATATCTACAACTGCTACTGAAACAACTAATTTTTTAGCACAAACTACTAATGATATTTTTAGAGCATTAAGAGTAGAATGGTGGCCTGTATATAAAACAAATATATTTACAGATATTACAGTTCTTAATACTGCAGAAATGGTTAATACAAAAGTTAATTTAGATCAGTTTGAAAGGGCTGGTGTTTATTTATTTTTAGGAAGATTCTATTTACCAGCATTAACTAAATTTAGACCAGAAACAGAAAAAGATAGATTTGAAAGAATGGCAGAATATTACATGAGCCAATACAATATCGAATGGAGAATGATATTAGAAGATGGTGTAGAATATGATGTAGATGCTGATGGAACTATTGTATCTAATGAAAGAGAACCATTACATGGATTTAGAAGATTGACTAGGTAATGGCAGTAGATGTTAAGATAAAATCTAATAATAAACAAGTAGCAAGAAAGTTTAAAAAATTTCAATCTATATTACCTAGAATAATTGATAAAGGTGTTAAGCAAGCTGGTTTTCAATTAGTAGATATTATAAGAACTAAAACTCAAAAAGGTATAGACTTTAATGATAGACCTTTTGCTCCTTATTCTCAAGGCTACTTAAAAAAATTAAACAAAGAGGGTAAATCAACTAGAGTAGATTTATTTTATAGTGGTCGTATGTTAGGAGCATTAACACCCTCTGGTTCTGTAAAGAAAACAGGAAAGCATAAAGTTTCAATAAATTTTACAAACTCTCAAATGCTTCAAAGAGCATTATTTAATCAAGTTTTGAATAACCCTAAAAGAGAATTTTTTGGCTTTAATTTGAGAACAGAAAAGATTATAAGTAAGCAGTTCAATAGATTTGTAGAAAAAGAATTAAGAAAGTTTAAAATATGAGTGTAAGAGAGAATATAGCATCTAATTTATTAACAGTTATATCTAATATATCTAGCCCAGATATTATTAAAGCAACTAGAGAACCTTTTCAGTTAGACGAATTATCAGATAAACAATACCCAGCAGTAATAGTTCAAACATCAGAAGAAAATAGAGATGATTCTGAACTAGGAAGTGGTGCTAAAACTAGACATGGAACTATTGATTTTTTAATACTAGGTTTTGTTAAAGGTTCTGATTCTAATATAGATACTAAAAGAAACGAACTTATAACAGCTATTGAAACTGCAATAGAAACAGATATTACAAGAAACAGTAATGCATTAGATACAGAGGTAGTACAAGTAGAAACTGATGAGGGAAGCTTATTTCCTATAGGTGGAATTAGAATGACTATTAGATGTATGTATGAATATCAATCAGGAACACCATAATGGCTAAAGCAGATAAAGTAATAGATCAAGTAGAACAGAAGATAGATAATATTGAAAAGCTTGTAGATGAAATTTCTTTATTATGTATGGACGCAAGAAGAAAAATAGACAATTTTAAAGAAGATGAAACTGATGAAGATATTGAAGATTTTCCTGAATTAGATGAGTTCAATGAACTTGACGAGGAAGAAGATAAATAGTAAAAGGACTTATGGCTAAAGATATTAAATTATATAAAGATGGGAATGAAGTTATTATTAATGAAACTCAACTTGAAAATTTTGTAGCATTAGGCTATAAGCAAGAAAAAGAAAATAAACCAACTAAATCTAACAAGGAAACAAAATGGCAACACATCACGGAAAAGAAGGCGTAGTCACTGCTGGTGGAACTGCTGTTGGGGAACTAACATCATTTACACTTGAAACAACTGCAGATGTTGTAGAAGATACAGCTTTAACAGATTCAACAAAATCATTTGTAAGTGGCAGAACATCATTCTCAGGAACTTTAGAAATGAATTATGATGAAACTGATTCTCCACAACAAACATTAACTGCTGGAACTTCTATAGCTTTTATTTTATTACCAGAGGGTAATGCTTCAGGAGATGAAAAATTTTCTGGTTCAGGTATTATTACAGGAATGTCAGTTAATAACTCAATGGACGCAATCGTTTCAAGAACTGTTACTTTTCAAGGTACAGGAGCATTAACTAGAGCAACTGTATAATCCTAATTTATGTCAGTAATAGATCGAGTTAAATCTCATTTTGAAACTCTTAAAACTATCACTATTGAAGTAGAGGAGTGGAAAGATGAGCATGGAAATGCTAGTGTATTCTATTCAGAGCCATTAACCCTTGAAGAAAAAAACATTATCTTTAAAAAGTCTAATAACTTTCAAGATTTAACTATTCTTGTTGATTTACTTATAATGAAATTACAAGTTAAAGATGATAAGGGAGAAATGATTAAAGCATTTAGCCCAGAAGATAAGTTTGCATTAAGAAAGAAAGCTGATTCAAATGTTATATCTACAATAGCAAATCAAATCCTTTTAGATACTAACTATGATGATGCAGAAAAAAAGTAGATAGCGACACTGAAATAAGGTCGCTTTTAGTAGTAGCAGATAGATTACACATTACAATTCAAGAAGTTTTAGACATGCCTGTTAGTCATTATAATTTATGGTTAGCTTACTTGAAAAAAGAACAAGATGGGTATAAAACAAAGCAAGCATTAGCAGAAGCAAGGAATTATAAATAATGGCAAATCAAAGACTTAATATAGATGTAGTAGCAAGAGATAAATCAAAACAAGCTTTAAATAGTGTTCAAGGTAATTTATCTAAAGTTAAGAGTGCAGTCTTTAACTTGCAAAATGCTTTTATAGGTTTAGGTACAGGATTAGCAATTAGATCATTAGTTAATACAGGAAAACAAATAGAGGGATTACAAGTTAGATTAAAATTCTTATTTGGAACTGCTAAAGAGGGTTCTAAAGCTTTTGATGAGATGGCAAAATTTGCTTCTAAAGTTCCTTTTTCTCTAGAAGAAATACAAGCTGGTTCAGGAGTATTATCAGTTGTTTCTAAAGATGCTAAAGAACTTGCAAACCTTATGGAGATTACAGGGAATGTTGCCGCTGTAACAGGATTAGATTTTAGAACTACTGCTGAACAAATTCAAAGATCAATGAGTGCTGGTATAAGTGCGGCAGACCTATTTAGAGATCGTGGTGTTAAAGCTATGTTAGGTTTTAAAGCTGGTGCTACAGTTACAGTAGAAGAAACTGCAGATGCTTTTCAAAAGATATTCGGTAAAGGTGGTAAATATGGAAAGGCTACTGACGAGTTAGCAAAAACTTTTGAGGGTACTATGTCTATGATTGGAGATTCATTCTTTAATCTTAAACGATCTATATTAGATGCTGGTTTTTTTGAAGAACTTAAAATACAATTTCAAGCGTTAGATAATTTTATAAAAACAAATCAAGAAACTTTTAATGAGTTTGCTAGAACTATAGGACAAGGTTTAGCAACTGCAGTAAGAGGAACAGTAGAAGTATTAAAATTTTTAAAAGAAAATCTAAATTTAATAATAGCTTCTTTAAAAATATTAATAGCATTTAAGTTAGTCACTTTCTTTTATAATTTAGCAACTGCAATAGGTATTGCTACAATGGCTATGAGAAAATTTAATTTAGCAACTAAAAGAAATCTTATTATAGGTGGTGCTGCACTTCTACTTTCACAATTAGATAAGATAGTTAAAAAATTAAGAGAAATAGGTTTGTTGGAAAGTGAAAAGAAATTTCCTGATGTACCTGGTTCTAAAATACATGAGGGAATGGATATTAAAAAAGCTATTCCTGAATCTACTTTTATGGATAAAGTATTATTTCAAGTTAAAGTTTTTAAACAATCATTAATTGATATTAATGCTAATACTTTACAAACTATGAAAGATAAATTTAAAGATATAGGTGGAACTATTGCTAGAAGCATAAATGCTGGTATTACTAAAATGTCTAAATCTTTAGCAGAATCAATAGTATTAGGAAAAAATTTAATGGAAACATTTAAAATGATGGCACAACAAATAATGGTAAATATATTAGCACATCTTATAGAGATGACTGCAAGAATGGTAATAGATATAGCATTAAATAAACAAAAAACAGATGAGTTAGCAAAACAAAATAACTTAATGAGAAAAAATACAACAGAAATGAAAAGACAAGCAGTATTAAGTTTTTTTACAGGAGGATTTGGTGGTCCATCTAAAGCTTCAGGTGGAGCAGTGTCTAAAGGAACTCCTACATTAGTGGGAGAGAATGGGCCAGAAATTTTTGTACCTAACTCAACAGGACAAATTACACAATCTGCTAGAGGTTCAGGTGGACAAAGTGTTAATGTTAATTTTAACATTAATACAGTAGATGCTTCTGGCTTTGAAGAATTACTTGTAAGATCAAGAGGAACTATTACACAATTAATTAATAATGCAGTTAATGAAAGAGGGAGTAAAAACTTAATCTAATGTCAGGTGCTTTTCCAATATCTTCTGCTAAATTTGAATCTTTAGGAATAAAGTCTATTCAAAATACTATTATCTCAAAAACCGTATCTGGTAAGAAACTTGCTAGACAAATAGACAATCAAAGATTTGCATTTACAGTTAGAATAGTTACAGCAACTAGATCAGATGTTTATGGAGAGTTAATGGCCTTTATAATCAAACAAAGATCAGGCAAAGAAAATTTTACAATTATCCCACCAGAAGTAGAAGATGCTAGAGGTAATGAATCAGGAACAGTATTAGTTAATGGTGTTCACGCAGTAGGAGATACAACGATTGCTATGGACGGACATAATAATGATGGAACACACAAATTTAGGGCTGGAGATTTTTTAAAGTTTGCTTCACATAATAAAGTATATATGGTTGTAGCAGATGTAACTTCTTCTAGTAATGCTTCAACAGTAACTATTGAGCCACCTTTACTTACAGCACTTGCAAATGATTCTGTAGTAACTTATGATAATGTTCCTTTTACAGTACATCTAACAAATGATATTCAAGAGTTTGGTGTTGTGGGAACTGCTAACGATGGGGCGTTATTATATCAATATGAGTTTGATGTAGAAGAATCATTATAGATGACAAAATATTTAGTAAGGCATCATGTAACTGCTGATTTTCTTGCAGAAAAAATAGTAGATGAATCAGAAATAGATTCAGAAAAAAACAATTTGAAACAAAACACTATTCCAGATGGAAGTTTTAGTTTTATTATGGTAGAACAAAGCGAAAAGCTAATACGAACAACATACGAGAAATATGACGAGAGCCTTAACAACAGCGATAAAGAACGAACTAGCGACAAATGATATTAGGCCTGTTCATCTTATTACTATTGGGTTTGCTACTCCTGTTAATATAACAGATTGTTCATTTGATCTAACATCATCAGTATCAGGCTCATCAGTAACATATTCAGCTAGTGATTTTATATTAGGTATATCAAATCATAGTGAACAAACAGATTTAAGTAAAGCTAGTCTAGATTTAACATTATCAGGTGCAGATCAAACATTTATATCTTTAGTTTTAAACGAAAATGTAACAAACGACACAGTAGATATTTATAGAGGCTTTTTAAATGATTCTAATTCATTAATAGCTGACCCATTTCTATTATATAAAGGACATGTAGAAAGTTTTGGAATACAAGAATCAGAAAAAGATAGTGCAGTTAATTTATCAATAGTTTCACATTGGGCTGACTTTGAAAAAAAGAATGGTCGTAAAACAAATAATATATCACAACAAAGATTCTTTAGTACAGATGTTGGAATGGATTTTAGTTCTCAAACTGTATTAGATATTAAGTGGGGTAGAGCATAATGGGTATTAAAAAATTTTTTTCAAAAGTTGCTGGCCCTGTTTTAAGAGTATTAGGAGTAAATCCTTTTGTTGCTTTAGGAATTAGTTTATTTTTATCTTGGATATTAAGGCCAAAAGTTCCTGAAATGGAAGATTTTGGAACTAACTCTTTTGATGATTTTGAAAGAGGATTATTAGTTAATAAACAATCTAATGACGCAAATATTCCTGTAATTTATGGAGAAAGACTTACAGGGGGAACTAGAGTTTTTATGGAAACTTCTGGTACAGATAACACTTATTTATACATGGCCATTGTTATGGCAGAGGGAGAGATAAACGATATAGAAGAAATAAGAGTAGATGATAAAGTTGTTACATTTGCATCTAGTTTTTCAGATGGAACAGAAGTTGAAGTAGGAAGTGGAGATAGTAATTTTTATAAAGATAGTGAAAGTTTAATAAGAGTAGAACCTCATTATGGAACTGATGGTCAATCAGCATCTAGTTTATTATCTACATTATCATCTTGGGGAAGTAATCATAAATTATCTGGCTTATGTTATTTAGCAATTAGATTAAAATGGAACTCTGATGCATTTGCTGGACTTCCAAAAATACAGGCAAAGATACAAGGTAAAAAAGTTGTAGCTTATAACTCTAGCCTACAAGCACAATCTCCAGCTTATTCTACAAACCCAGCATGGTGTTTATTAGATTATTTAACTAACACTAGATATGGAAAAGGTTTAACAACAAGTGAAATAGATTTACAAAGTTTTTATGATGCGTCAGTTGTTTGCACAACACAAGTAACACCATA